CTGGCAATCACCACGAAAGGTTTTTCAGCAGTTTGCAGTGTTCGGTTAATTCTTGCAATCTACCTAATATAAATTGTAATGACAGTTACTAATCCAAAAAAGATGCCTGGAACGTTAGAAATTATGATTGGCCAATCTTTATATGTTTTACTCCAACCATACCCTGTCCAAAGAGAAGCGTTAATCATTGCAACTAAAGGCTGTAAAAAACCAACAGGATGACCCGAAAAGTTATTAAGTAGTTTTAATCCTGTGCACATTTGTGGATTATAAGTTGGTAACTTTTTATAGAATCTCTTCCACAACCCGCAATGACATCTTGTGAGAATTTAAAGATCACCACATCACGCACTTTTTTGACTATTTCAATATTATACTCAAAGATGAACGTAAAGCGGGTCTCGAATGTATAACAAAAAACTCTTTAAATGAACCTTACAACATTTAAATAGTTCTTTGTAAATCACTTATTCTTAATTGTGAGCACTTCTTCAATTTCTTAAATGCTTTTATCAAAAAAATTGCTGGGAATAATCTATACTTTCAAGTGAAGACTATCTATTGGGGATATCTCTTAAGCGGAAAAACGTGTTTAGAGATGTAACCACTGCGTGGTGTTTCATTAGACAAAAAGCACAAAAATCGAAAATACGATTTGTAAAAGTTTAAGAAGAACTACAATATCACTTCCCAACACCTACATAGCAACACTTAAGCAAACAAAAACCGTTCTATCAACATTTGTGATAAAACGGTGTAAATGCGCTGAGGGGGATATTAACTAGCTTATGTTAAAGGCTTACAAGAGCTAATGTAGCAAATTTGTAGCAAACAAAAAGCCGACCAGATTAATTTCTAGTCGGTTTTATTTATTCGAAATCACCAAGCTCCACACTTAAGTTTGTCTCTGTTTTGATACGTTTCGCTAATTCCGGCATACGATTCTTTTCAGATTCAACGTACCTACCTATTTGTTCAGAATGTGTCGCCATACCTATTTTGGCGTATTCAAAGAACACATTTAATTGCTTGGAGTATCTTTGATACACGATGCGCACCCAATACAGGGTGTTCTTCTGTTTAGTGAATCGCTTCTTGATTTCTTCGATTAGTTTGTCGTCGTAGTTCATAATGTCACCTCTATGACATTATACGAACACTTGTTCTTATTTGCAAATAAAAAAGGCTCAATTAGATTAAATTCTAGTTGAGCCTTTTGATGTATTCAATTTATAATATTTATTCTGTTAGGATAGATTACTAGCTGTTAAAACCTAGCGATTGACCCTTTTTGTTATATTTCATATCAATAAGATTGATAAGTAGTTTTTTGGGATCAATACTGTGTGTTAACTGTATTGCTGAAAAATCAGTATCTTTATTAACATACTCAGTATCTTTCATTTTTTCAATTTGATCAATTAAGATATTTCTCATTACTGGGCTTTTAGGAAAAATGTCATATAACATTTTTAATATTTTAGCATCAATGGCAACTTGCTTTGTAAATTCTGTATCAGGAATCTTTGATCTTTGTTCAAGTAACTTATAAAAATCAACCATTAGTTTATTAGAGAAAACCGAGACTGCGGAAATAAGATTATCTGATATGTTGTCAACACCTAACAAGTACTCATTAATAACATCACGGCTCAATAATTCTTGTTTGTTAGTCTTACTTGTTCTATTCAAGTTAGCAGATAAAGCTTTAAGTTCCTTCGCAGACTCGTTACTGATCTCAAAATCTCGCTCTATTGCTGATGTTTTATGCTGGTCAATTTTAATTACTTCTTTATACAAACTATCGTTGATTATTTGATACATAAGTTCAGACTTTGCTAATCTCTTGTTAGGGAACCATCCAGTGAGCGATTCCCACAGTATCTTATAAGTTAAATATTTGTCCTGAACAAAAACAAATATCACTGTAAATACCGTTCCAATTAAGATTAAAGCAAGAGCAACCACCAGAAAAGTAAAATTAAGCATTATTTGGACCTTTCTTTATGATAACCGCATTTCTCACGCGTGCATCAGATATTAATTTGATAAATATTTTATCAAAAATACCAATAGTGAAAACAATTATATCGGTAACAGCGACAAAATTAATGTTAAAAATAGAAAAACCATAATGTGAAATAGCCAATGAAACTATAATTAAGGCAACCGAAAGCCAAAACAAGAACGCGTAAACATTAATCAAGATTAGTATACTCTTTTTGGATTGCCTCACATAGTCCTTTACACTTGGATAAATAGTATTCATATAAGAATATGATGGTAACAATATTGGTATCAATAATACTGCTTGACCATAATACGATAAGTCATTGTCCAGATTTGAAAAAAGCATAGCGCAACCAGTTATGACAATAAACCACATTATTTGGAATATGAATAAATTGCCACTCGAGTGTTTTATACTGGCAATCAATGTGGTTCTCGTACTATTTTCTGTAAACATGGAATCAAAGATTCCAACCTCTTTATTTTTCATCATTTTCTCCGTGAATAATTTTTATTATATCATAATCATATTTATCACATTTGGAGTATTTGACAATATATCCAGTTTATTTTTATATTCAATTTTGTAAGGAGTTAACCTTTGCTTGTGCATCAGCTAATGCCTGTTGTGCTTTGGCTAACTCATCAGCCTTGGCTAATTCACTAGCTTGCTGTGCTGCTGCCTCTTGTACTTTAGCTTGTTCAGCCGTCATCTGTGGGTACGTCTGATTCAATTCATTAATCAATACAGCGTATTCTTTTTCAATAGCGTTCTTGATTAGTGTTTCATCAGTGTCTGATAAGCCTAATGCTGATAAAGCTTGCTTGACGATATCAACGGCACCAGACTTCTTCGCTTCGCCCTCTAAATATTGCGTCACACCTAACTTTTGCATAGCTACGATTGCAGCCTTTGCCAATGGTGATAGAACGTTAATCAAAGTTGTAGCTTTGCTATTACCAGTAATGACTTTACCAATCCAACCACCAATGATTGGAATAGCTGCCAAAGCGATTGCGATAATAACATCTGAAATACTATTTACTTGCATGTGATCTCCTTATTTGATTGTTGCAAACGACTTCATCATTGAGACTGGCTCACCACCGATTTCAACGTTAATCGTTGTGGCTGTTTGTGAAATAACCTTGTACTTACCGTTCAAAGTAAAGTATTCCATACGTCCGTTGTTACCCTGAATATATTGATTACTCAACTTGTTACCGTATTTATCAGTCAATGTCATAGCTGAAATAGGAATATAGTTGTTGTAATCAATCACTGGAATGCTCATATCAATGTTGACACCATACATTTTGTTATTGTACTTAGTCCAGTAATCAGCTACGTAGACACCACTAAAGGTTGCATAGCGTGTCTTAGTTGGTGTGCTTGGTATGTTCGTTGACCGTGATGGCTTTGAAGCTGTTTGCTCTGCTGGCTTATCGTTATCCAATGAACCCACAACCATCACGTTACCATCAACGCCAAAGTGATTATCTGCATACTGCCAAATCTTCACGTTAGAATAATTTGGGAAATATTGCATAGGTGGCGTTGCTTGATGTGCTGTGGTCGAGTACCAAGCTAACCACAAAGCGTTTGGATAACGTACATTGATACGGCTTAAATCAACGTATGAGTTGACGTAACTTGTGTAGCTATAAAACATTGGCTTGTAACCAGCTGCGTAAATCTGATCCATGAACGTCAAAATAGCTGTGGTGTTGTTAGCCTTGTTAGCGCCTGCCCCTGCTTCATAATCCAGTGCAATGTAACTGCCCTTAGCTAATCCTGCGTTCTGTGCGTCTTGTACAGCTAATTGTGCGTGATAGCTCGCTTCACTAACCGAATCACCAAATTCACCCCAGAAATAGCCACCAGTTTGCATACCAACGGCATCAGCGTTATGAATCTGTGCGTAGGCTTTAGGATTGGCATAATGAGCACCCTCACCACCACCACGTCCGCCTAGCTTAACCATAGTGAAGTTATCACCATAACTCTTAAACTGGCTGAAATAGCTTGTGGTTGTGCCTTGATAACTAGCAACGTCAATACCCAATGTATTGGCTGATGCGCCTGAAATCGTGGCAACTAAAAAGGCAACTGCTCCAATTGAAGCAATCACCAATCGTTTTAATTTATTCAATTATCATACCTCCTTGTGGCTAGGCATTACGCTTAGCTTCGTGTTCTACTTATCGTTTTTATTGAACAACGAGTGGATCTGTTCACCGTGGGTAGCCAAAGTAACATCGTGTTGGCTTAGATGTTTACTAAGCTCGTCAATTTCTATCTGACTTTTCGACAGCGCTGTGTTCAGTGCTCCAAAGTTTCCGTTTAATTCACTAATTTGCGTACTCAACGGATTAACTATCCACACTTTTACAAACGCCATTAAAATAGTAACCACCGCGCCGCCCACTGTTATCCACCCGACAATATCGTGTGGAAATGCCATATTATACCTCCGTTTTTTTTGCCGGAACTTCTGCGATAAGCGCTTGAATTTTCTTCTTAGCTGCTGCTTTGATGTCATTTTCTGATGATGTCATGCTAACGCCGTCTTCTGGTGTCACTTGTAAATTACCATTCAAGCTATTTGGGAACGTGCCGGCGTTAAATGAAACTGACGCGTACTTCAATGTCAACTTACCGCCAACGAAACTAAATTGTAAATCTCCAACTGTCATATTCATGATTATTTCTCCTCTTCTAATGCGCTTAACAAAATATCGTATGCTTCTGCGTCTTGATTGCTCAACTCTTTGTCATAGCTTTCAAGCGCAGTTTTTAAACGGTTAAATTGGTCTTGTGTAGTTTCTGTAAACACTGCCGACTCTTCGTGAAGCTCCAGCATAGCTTTGTTAAAAGCCACTTTATCATCTTGTCGCTCCTTGTCGAACTTAACCGTTCCTCCTTGTAAAATCTCACCGCCATACTCTTTCACCAAATCCGACTCATCTGATTGCATCTCTTGAAACGCTTCTGCAATCGACTTGTTGAGCTTAGTTCTGGCTCGTGATACAGCACCCACGAGGCTTGCACCGTTCAAAAAGTTATACACCTTGATTAAATCTTGTTTCTTAATATTCATGTTGCTCTCCTTTTTATATTGAAACGCTAGTCCATCGTGAAACAGTTCCATCCGAACTTATTTCTTTTGGTATCTTAATAGCACCAATACCGTTAAATGCTTTGATTACTGATGTTAGATTATAGAACGCATTATCAGAAATTAAATAAGTCTGGCTAGATCCATATGCTAGACCAGCATTTTTACGGCTATCCCCAAAATATGGATAATCATTACCATTAAATGAACTAGTACCAAGAACCATTTTTTGGTTAGATGATCCACTTGGAAGTATAAAGTCGTCAAATTTAACGTCATCCATAAACGTCCAACCCGATGACATTCCAATTGGTCGAGCATAACCAGCGCCTCTCATCCAAGCTAATTTACTAGTATAGAGTCCAGTCTGGACACCGTTATCTCTAGCGCCAAAGCTCATAAAGTCTCCAAGTCCATTTAGACTAATATGTAGACCTTGGTAATTAGATGGCATATTTTCCCAACCCTGGACACCTATACCACCAGCTAATTCATTTGCATATCTTAAACTCATTCCAGTGTTACTAAATTCTGTAGTTACGCCAAATGTTGAAACGGTCATGCCAAATGGGTCTATTGATACAGACCCAAATTCACCATTCCAATTAGATTGAAGGAAGTTAGAAACATTACCAGTAAGACTGTTAACGTCAAGGTTAATGATGTTGACATCTGACGCGTTCAATGTACCAGCGGTGATGTTTGTTGCATTAACTTTAACAGCGTTGACCTGCTTAGCCCAAAAATTACCATCAACTGTTGTATCGGCTGTGATCGCTAAATTCTTACCAGCAATTTGAACACCCGATGTGTCCTGATTGATTAAACTAATAATCTTACCGTTGTTGTCTGTGATAGCTGAACTTATCTGTGATGATGTCTGTTTCTGAATGCTTGAAGCTAATGTGCTACCTGTGATGATAGACGTTTTGCTCAACGCTGTTTGGAATTCAGATGAGATGTTACCGCTTGAATCACGCACGAAGTTAGATATGTTGTCTGCGGTTATTTTTACTTGTGCAAGATAATCGCTATTACTATAATTTCCAGCTACATAATTACCAATGTGTGAATCAAGAACAAAGAACGGATGATTAAACGAAACACTACCTCCGCCATACATACCCACAGCTAATTCAACAACAGTCGTACCAGCCGGTGTTTGTGCATTCTGTACAGAAAAAGTTTCAAATTTATTAGTAGTTGATTTATCACCGCTCTTGTATATATCTGATACAGTATTACCATTGGCATCTAGCGCTCTCAAATGAATATATAATCTACCTTTCGAGCTAATCATTGAGTTTATTTTAGCGTTTACGCTGAAACTAAAGGTTGTATTTTGACCTATCGCTATTTTTTGGATTGCATAACCATAATTACTCTGGTCTTGGTCTCTGCTAACGCCAAGATTATTTGAACCGTTTTGAAGCCAATATCTGTCAATACTTAATGTTGTCACATTACCATAAGCAGTCCAAGCGGCATAATCTGGATTGAATTCAGTATTTAAAAGCCTGTTAATCTGCCCCAAATTGTTTACAGTTGTTGATAACTTGCTAACCGTTGTGGAAGCTCCGTCAGCCGTTGCCTCAACCTTAGTAAACCTTGTATTTAGTTGTGAGTTATTGTTATCATAATCAGTTTGGCTAACTCTTGCAGTGATGTCCTTAGAATTTTGTTCTATCTTGCTTTCAGCTTCTTCAACTCGTTTATCATTGCTTGTCTGATAATTACCAACCGTACTAACTGCACCATCAGCAGTGCTTTGAGCTTTGGAAACCGCTTCGGTTAGATCACCAGTCTTTTGGTCATAAACTGTTTTAGAAACTTTTTCAGTGATAGCGTCGGCATTGGCTTTTATATCAGCCTGTGCTTTGGTGATTATACCGTCTGCATTTGTTAATTTAGTAATTGCCGCTGATGCATTGTCAGCGGTTAATTGCGCTTTAGCCGTTGCACTATCTACGTCCTCTGGAGCTGGAGTCCAATCAGTACTACTAGTTCCTATTTCTAACTTAGGTTTTGATACAGATACATTAGTTCCTGTTACACCTTGAACAAATATACCTGCGCCCATTTGATTAGTTGCATAATCTTTAAATTCATTGTTAGAAAAGTCCCATGTAGTGGAAATACGTCCGTGGAAGCTATCGCCAATAGCTGGGTATTTCCAAGAACCTATATATCTGTTGCTACCATCTTTATTTAAAATAACAAACTCAACACCTAGGCGATTTAGAGCTGATAATGCTGTTATGTTGTCATAGTCCACCTGAACTGATACTGTTAATTGTTTGTTATTAAAATAAGATGATGGTACAGATGAGTAGAACCCAGTTATGTTGCTTGTAGTAGATACATTTGAGTTTAAGACATAGTTTCTACCGCCAACAACAAGGTTATTAACCTTAGTAACAGTAGCATCGAATCCATCAGCACGTTGTTGTAACGTACTAATGTACCCAGACTGTTCACCTTGTGCAGTAGTAAGGTCACTAACGGTAGATTTAATCTCACCTGCAGTTTTTTCTACTTCTGATATTCTAGAATCTCGTTTACCATCAGCTTCTTGTATGTCAGCAATGGTTTGTGTAGACTTATCAGCAGTGTCTTTAACATCATTTATGTGTGATGATAATTCACCTGTCTTTTGGTCATAATCAGTTTTAGAAACTTTTAACGCTAGGCCGTCAACAGCAGCTTTAGCAGTTGTTTGCGCCGTTGCTATACCACTATCTGCGCTTGACTTGTTCTGTGTGATTGTCGCATTCAAACTATTAGCTGAACTACTAATCGCTGTTCTAATAACGCCATCAGCAGATGAAGCAGCAGATATTGCGTCAGCCTTAGCTTGATTAGCATAAGTTTGCGCTTGTGAATTAGCAGCAGCTACTGCAGCGTTACGAGCTGATGCTTCACTGGCAATGCTATTCGTTAAGTCTGTTTTAGCAGCAGACAAAGCGCTCTGTGCTTGTGTAAACTGAGACGTTGCAGCACTCTTAGCACTAGCCAATGCCGAGTTTGCTTGTGACGCTGCCTGTGACTTTGCTGTACTAATATCACTTGACAGGCCTTGCTTCACTTCATCAGTGTGTGCGTTGGCTTGTGTGACTGCGTCATCAACAGCTTTAGCTATATCATCAGCAGTGGTTGGTGAAGCGAGTAACTCCCATATATCACCATTCCAACGGTGTATTTCAGTACCGCCATCAGGTAAGTATTTAAACCAGATGTCACCAACCTTTGGACTATCGGGAGCTGTTGCGCCATAAGTGGTTCCCGGTCTTCCAATCTGGTTAATCGTCCACTGCGTTTGACTACTAGTAGTATCTGCAACAGCATTCAAGTTGTTGAGTTGCGAAGTGATGCTGTTTGAACTTAAATCATCACCAAGCGACAATTCTGTTTGGTCTGGTGATAACAGATCATACTTAACTTCAAACACGCGTGTCTTATAGCTCAAATCTCTATCACCGTGCATGATTAAGACTGTGTCACCAAGCGATAGGCTGCCCACATCAGCAACCGTAGCAGAATACTGAATTTGTGGGTGATTAACAGATTGCAGAGTTTTATATGCTGAATTGATTAAAACATTTACATCATCAATATCATCATACGTTTTTAGTAATAACCTAGCGTTTCCGTTAATCTGTCCCCATTCAGCCGTAGCGTCTGGGTCTGATAGAACGATTGAGCCTTTTGGCTTATCTAATGGTTTACCTGCGGACTTTTTCCATTCAACGTCAGCAATGTTAATTCTGCGACCATAGCCATCAGGTGTATCAGCTTCTCCGTTGTCAATCTCTTCACCTTTACCACGAGGTAATATAGCTGTGTAGATGTTTGATGTATCGCTTTGACGTTCAACTGTTAGTAAGTTTGAACCACTTGCAAACACCTTTGATGTATCTGCTCCCTGACGTGCTAGATAGTCCATATAACGACCGCTGATGGCGTTTCCTTGTATCTCAATATAAAATACAATCTCACCGCCTAACAGGTCTACAACTTTGCTGATTGCGCTTAATCGGTCAACGTAATAGAAATTAGTTGTCGCTGTGCCAGAAACGTTGACATTGTTAAGCTCCCAATTTGAACCATCGAGTGCAATTTTCATCAGATTCAATGCACTCTGATTTTGTGGTCGCTTATCTTCAATATAACCATCAGTAGCCAGCTCTTGATAAGCCAACTCATAGGCTGAATAGTCGATTGTTTCAGTGTTATCAACACGTTCTGTCAAGCGCAACATAATAAACTTGCTGTCGTCTAATGGGTGTGGTGTCGCCACATACTTTGAACCGCTTGGCAACGCCTTGCTTGCAGGTAGTGAGAACTCAAACGTTGTTGCCGTATTAATTTTAAAGTTTAGATGTGCTGCCGTGAAATCATCATTGGTCAGCACCTTTATAATTGCTTGTGTTTTATCAAAAATATAAATCATAGTGCTTTCACCCGATAAGACAACACAATTGAACTTGCCTGTGTACTAGTAATTTTCGTGCCGTTTTTAATCTTGGCTTCAAAAATATTGCTGTTGTTGATGTCGATTGTTGCATTAACTGACTTTTTAATATTAGTACTTGGTGTAAATTCTGTGACCGTCTTTTTTGTGTAGTCGATTGTGTATACATTAGCCGCCTTGAACGAGCCAACCAATGTCAACGTGTAACTGTCAACCGTTAGAACGATTTTAGAGACATCTGCGCTATTGGTTAAGACAATCGTGTCAAATCCTTGTGCAAAGCTTAAAGAAGTGTCAGAAACGGTTATAGACGTTGTACCAGACGCACTCTTTGTAGCGCCGTACTTGTATGGATCTGACATTGTTATCTCAAACACACCGGTCGTTGATAATTGACCTGCATTATCCAAGTTGTTAGCAGTTACAGTGCCATATCTTGTGTAATTAGGTTCATCTGCAAAATTAAAAGCGACTTCATTGCCTTGTAGATACTTGTTTAAGGTATCGTTTAAGGTATTGAAACCGCTATTTGTTTTAGCTGAAACCATGTACTTCACACTAATTTTGTTTGATTCTATCCGTGATGATAAAAATAAGTCGCCGTCTGCCAAACCAGTAGCCGTGGATAATGACCTTGTGAAGCTTGACCGCCCCTCAACGTTGAGAGTTTGATAGCCCACTAACTCACTATCCAATTTATGACCGTTGAACGTGATAGATTCACTTGGCAATGAAACTGACGAAGTCCCAACAGTCAGGTCTGTAAATTCATATAAGCTCAATGTGTGTCCTCCTTTCTGTTATAGTTGAACACTATTATTTCTTTTTAATAGCGCCGTTTTGCCTTGTTGATTGTTAATGTCATCAACATAAGCAGTGTAACCATGTTTATCAAATCCGATTGTGATATTAGCTGGTTGTGTCGTACTTGTATGATCTAATGTCATCACGCTTGAGTACGAACCACCAATATTATTGTTCAAAGCATTGATTGGGTCTCCAATGGCATTTGTTGCTAGATTTCCAACGCTTGTTGCTGCGTCTAAAATACTGCCAGCCATACCACTGACGTTTTTCTGCACTGTTTTGAAGTTATCAACCAGTCCAGCGTTCAAGCCATTCATGATTGCGTTACCAGCTGGGATAAGTAACTTACGGTCATACTGGATAGGACCCTTATGCCGCCTTATCCATGAAGCTATGCCACCAACGAAAGAAGTTATAGATCCCCAAACAGACCTCAAACCATTTAAGAATCCGTTCATGATTGCACTACCGGCTCCAAACAAACTAAAGTTCATCGCTCCCATAATTGCGCCTTTAACACTGTTCCATATTCCAGAAACCCAACCAACAACACCGCCCCAAGCACTACGCAAACTACCAAATGCATTACTTGCCATGCTTCTAATTGTCGATACTATTCCACTCCAAGCACCAGATATTGCACTTCTTGCTGAATTCCACAATCCACTTACAAATCCTGATACTCCACTCCAAGCGCCACGAAGTGAATTAAAAGCATTGCTTGCCATTGATGAAACTACAGAAACAATCGCACTCCATATTCCAGAAATTATCCCTTTGGCTGAATTCCAAATAGATGAAACAACTCCTGCTATGGCAGACCAAATTGATTGTAGTGTATTTACAGCATTACTTGCCATCGAGCTAACAATACTAACAATCGCGCTCCAAACCGAAGAGACGACAGACGATACCGCATTCCATATTCCTGAAGCGATTGCTATCAATCCGTTCCATATGGACGATACAACATTAACGGTTGTGGTTACTATCGTTGTAATAGTCGTTAATATTATGTTCCATATTGCTGTTGCCGCCCCCACAATACCATTCCATATTGCACTTATAATTCCAGCGAAACCGTTCCAAACAGCCACAATAGCATTAACGATTGTCGTGATTACCGTTACCAACACATTCCATATTGTAGTAAACAAAATGACGTTTGCTTGCCATGCCGCCGATAGGTAAGGCGCTAGAAAGTTCCAAACAGCTACAATTCCATTGACGATAGCAGTAACTACTGCGATTATTCCGTTCCAAATTGTGCTAAATACAACTACAATTCCTTGCCATAGTGCTCCGAGCAGAACACCTAATCCGACCCAAGCCATTTGTATGCCTAATATAACTGTTTGTACAACAATCAGGATTGTATTCCAAATGTCTTGAAATATAGAAACCAAATTAGCTAAAGATGACTGTAAAAACGACACAAACCCAGCCCATAGCGCCTGACCTGTTTTAGTCATTGTAAAGAAATAAACCAGACCGGCTACTAAGGCGGCAACGGCGGTGACTACCAATCCTATAGGATTGGCGACTAGGGTTGCGTTAAATAGCATCATTGCAATTCTTGCTGTTTCGATAGCCGACTTAACACTTGTTATGATGGTTACAACGATTGAATAAGCCTTAAAGGCAACCAATAGAGCGCCAGCTGTTACAATGACAGCTTGGATAATATCTCTGACTGCTTGTATTTTCATAGCAGCAGAAATAAAATTAGCCACTGCTGTTATAACGGTTCCTATGATTGTTACAACATTACCAATGAATTGACCAACGTTTACAAATACCTGACCAGCTGTTCCGACCCCCCCAAATGATTGTATTGTAGATTTAATAACTGACCATAAAGCAGAAACAATTGAAACAACAGCTCCGATTACAGCTGTAACCGCGTTCCAAGCCGATTGTATGGCTCCTGTTGACAAAAATCCAGTGATTAACGAAACCACCGAATCTCTAACTACCCCAATAACGGTTTCTACAGCTGATAAAACAGAACCGACAGACAGCCAAGACGATTTAATTGATCCAGTGTTACTTATAACGGTAATAACAGAAGTAACGATATTACCAAATGCTATAACGATATCCATAAGAGCGCTAAAAACCACAACAACTGTATCTGAAAGTTTATTAAAGTTCATTCCAGTTGTCACCTTAGAAAATGACCTAATGGCATTATCAGCAAAACTTTTGAACCCAGAAACGGCAGTATCGACAAACGACATAACCGTGTTTTTAATAAAATTAAACGCAGGCGCTAGCGCTGTTTTAAACGAGTTAGCTAAGTTTTGAATAGTCTTTCTAAACTGTTCACTAGTGTTATAGGCGTAGACAAAAGCGGACACTAATGCAGCTATTGCCAATAAGGCAAGACCTAGTGGGCTTATAAACAATGCCTTTAATGCTGTTCCAACAGTGCTCATAACACTGCCTATTCTAGTTGCAGCAGTTAAAAACGACCCTGTTGCTAGAGTCGCTGCACCTATAATTGGAGACAATCCCAAGAAAGTTCTTATTCCACTTCCTATTGCACTGTTAGATGTAGTAGCCCATTCCAATGTGCTACTCATCATGTTAACAATACTAGAAATAACACCGGCACTCCCTGACATTGCGGCGTTTCTTAATGCTTCCCAGTTACCACCAACTTGTTCAATCTTTGACCCCAAGTTTTTCTGCATTTCGTTAGCTTGATTATTAAGAAATGAAGTGGCGGTTGCCGTATCACCAGAAGCAGCTTGCATAGCCTTGCTATAAGCGTCCCAACTGGTAGTGGTATTGTCGGTCTTATCTTTGATAGATTTCATCAAAGGTAATATGGCAGCCATACCAGATGAACCAAACATAGTCTTTAATGCAGCCGCCTTGTCAGATGAGGACATACCGTCCATTGAATCTGATATTTCATTTAATATTTGCGGCAAGGGCTTCATATTACCTTGTGCGTCATTGAAATTAAGACCTAAAGCAGCTGCTTGCTTTGCTGCTTTATCAGATGGAGCTTGCATAAGAAGTAATGCGTGGTTTAAATCCAATGATGCCTGTGCAGCACTGAAACCTTTGTTGGTCAGCAATCCAATAGCTTCAGATGTATCAGTCATGCTGATTCCAGCATTAGATGCTGTACCGCCAATTGTAGCCAATGCTTGCTGCATATCCTCAATTGAGGCGTTAGATAAGTTAGCTGTTTCCGTCAAAATAGCAGCCGCTTGTTGAGGGCTTTCCAACGAGTCGCCCCAGATGTTCATTGATTGTTGAACAACGCTAGCGGTTGTCTGCAAATCGGCGCCAGCAGCAGTAGCAGCTTCAGCAATAGCAGGAAATTCTTTCTTTATTGTTCCAAGCGACGCGCCATCTCGAGCCATTGCAACCATAGCATCTGCGGCATCTTGTGCACTTATGGGTAAAACCGCACCCATGTGGTTAGCGACATCAGCTAACCCTTGAAGATCTTTTGAAGTGCCTCCAGCAATAACGGCCGCTTTGTTCAAGGAAGATTGAAAATCCCCAAAACTCTTGACACTTTTTATTCCAATAGCGGTAACTGCCGCTCCGGCAACGGCCATGAATTTACCAACGTTCTCAAGAGATTGTTTTGATTTGTTTTCAAAATCAGACGCAGCTTGAGCTGCCTTTCCAAACGTTGAACTCAAATTCTTATCAACCGCAGACAACACAGCCTGCACTGAATAACTTTCCATTTATTGTCCTCCTTTCCTCTTTTGTTTTAATTCTTGAAGCTTTGCGAAACGCTGTTGAATGAGCGCCTCTTCTTCTCGTTTACGTGTCAATTCGGAAGTGTAATCACTCTCAAAACTTGCACGTATTTCATCTTCTTGTTCTGCTGTATTGTAGAAATCACTAAACTTTTGATAACGTGGTTTGGGGTGCTTGTCGCTCCCTTTGGTAGCCTGTACAGTTTGGTTATACCAAGCGTGTAAAGCTATGTCTTCACGTCTCAAAGCCTGTTTAATAGCGTATGCTTCCATAGCTAATTGATAATCAGGTAACGTCATAGTCTCGATTTCGTACATTTGATACACAGAAAAGCCTAGACGAGTGAGGCTGTTCAATACAATTTCATGATATGTTTGCTCACTAGTTTTGTATTCTCCTGTGTCCTCACCATCTAGGCTTGTACGTTTTTTAAAGCCACCTTGATTGCGTTAGCTGCTGACATTTCTTTAGTTACATCATCAAACAGCTTTTCAAGGTCGCCATCATAGTCATCAATAAAGTTATCGACATCATCTTGTGATGGACGGAATGCTTTGTTGGTTGAAGAAGCTGAATAAATAACATCTGCCAATACGGCTGGGTCTGCTGTGTTAAGTGCTGGGATAGACTTTGTAAGTCCCATACCAAATGAAGCACCATTTACGTCCAGACCTGCCACCTTATCCAATTCACGAACAAACTTCACACCGAACTTCAATTCTACTTCTTTATTGTTGATTTTAACTTGCATGATTTCTCCTTTTATCGTCTCACTTCAATCGTCTCTGTCCTTGTGTTATTTAATTAATGTCCTAAGGCTGCTACACTGCAGTTGATGTAACAGACGCAACGCCATTCACGCCGCCGTCAGTCTCTTTAACCCAAGCTTTACCGCCATTGGTTTCTTTAAGACCGGTACCTGCAACTTTATCCAAGCCGCGGAATACATAGTCAACGTCACTTGACTGTTGTTCTGTTAGTGCAGTCCAGCCACGCTTTGGTGTGCCGTCAACAGAGAATGTAACATCACGAGTTGAGTTATCATCAGCATCGTTGTCGTTGCTGTCTTCTGATACAGATGCTTGTACATACCATGAGAAATACTTGCCATCTGCACTCTTGCGGTCTTTGTGTACGATCCAAAATTCCATCTTGTCGCCATCTAGCAAACTGTCATAGAATGCGTCAGCAATCGCTGATGTGTTGTTAATAAACTCGATTTCAAGGTCTGTTGAAACACTTGATTGTGTATTAACGTTGCCATCTTTTGTCACAGTTGAGTCACTGTCTCGTGATGGGTCAAATGACAATGATGTTTGCCATGGGATAAGGTCGGCTGGTTTTTTTGCAGCGTCACTCAATTTGCGTGCGAACGCTACTGCGTTGACACCTTTTAATGTTGATAATGTCATTAAATAATCTCCTTTAATCTACTGTAAATTCTAGTTGTATGTTAGCGCGCTGATACGTTGTATTTTGTACTGATGTATCAATAGACATCTGCATGCTTTGCTGGTTTGCTTGCCCGTAAAACGTGTAGCTGTTTGTTTTGACATATCCAATCGCCAGATTGTAAATGTAATCAGCTATTTCACTAACTTTTTTGCGTTGTTTCTTACTGCCCCATACGTCGATTGTTAAGAACACATGGTCATTGCGTGAATACTTGGTTGTTGCACTGGTTTGTTGTGTGTGACCAATCACCACAATTGGATAATCAACCGGTTCATCTTCAAGAGGTAAATAATCATAGACGTTGTAGCCGTCACTCTGTAACAAGTCGTAGTAAGTATCGAACAGTATTTTTTGTGGACTAATCATTTGAGTAACTTCTCCAAATCTGACTTAAATACCGTCTTTTGTTTGTTGAACACAGGTTTTAGCAATGGTTCAGCAGCCATGAAACGAGTACCCAACTCGGTATATTGGTTATACTCCATGCCTAAGCCAGTTACACAGCTCATACCGTTATCCTTGAATGAAACACCAATGCTTTTCTTGGTGTCTCCGGTTGAATAACCCTTTGTATATACAATTGAAGCATTAGACATAGCCTGTTGCTGCATTTGTGTGGTGTTACGTTTGACAACACTCTTGATGTCACCAGCCGATGCACGAGATAACAGTGCTTTACTTAACTTATCAACGCCAGTAACAGAAAAACTTATATTACTCATTCATCTCACCTACAATCAGCGTGTTATTCTTCAATGGCTTCCTAGTTGTAATAGGCTTATACTTCTGTGCTAAGCCGTTTACAGTGAGATACGCCCATTTATAGTCAACGTCATTTACAAGCCGTATAACAAGGTTTTTGGTGGTGATGTCGCCGAAGTCCTGCACACTTGTTTCTGTTCCGGTTTCGGTGATGTTAGCTATTGCTTCGCCAACTAATTCTGCTCCGCCTACATAATCACCAATCTTTGGATCATAGTGTTCTGCGACCTCTGAATAAAATTGAATATTGTCTGGAAATCTCATGTCGCCACCTACAAAAACAAAAAACGACCTGAATTGTTATCTTTCACGCCGTTTTCATCTTTCCAAGCATCAATATCGTTTGCAAATTCATCGAAATCATTTGCGCTAAATGTAATGCTTTGTCCCTCTTGGGTATATGAACTCATACCCTCGTTAGCAAGCCGATTGTAGCGCTTTACAGACACTTCAAGTGCAATATAGTCTAAGACATCAGGGATAGGGACACTAGCCTTTAAACCTAATTTAAATGACAATGCTTGCGTTGTGTTTTTGATAATAAGATTGAGAATATCATCACGCTTATTATCTTTGATTTGTAGCATAGTTTTTAAATCGCTAAGTTTCAAATCATCACCTCCTTAATAGCCGCCCCTTGCTTAGTTGCACCAACTTTAATTGTTGCTGTCTCTTGACTTAATGTAATACCATTAGCCTCAGCCTTTTGCTACAACAACCTTTGTTGGGTCGTACAAGTAAGCTGTGTAATGTTCATCGGCAGTCAACACAGTAGTCTTGTTGATGATGTTGCGTTGATTTTCCACTTCTGGCTCGCGCTTCAAAACCAATTTCAAAGCTGGAACACTTGGGTTTACCTTAATGTAGATAGCTTGTCCTGCTGTAACCTTGTTAGATTCGATGATTTGCACGCCAAGCACTGCAAACTTAGTGCCATTTACCAAAGCATTTTGTGAAACGTCTGAACCTGTACCCTCTGCACGTGCTGCCTTGCGCAATGCTGCTGCATCTGCTGGGTTAAACAAAGCTACAACAGGTGAATCGTCTTGATCGCTATTTTTTGCAAATAGTGTCAACGCTAATTGAACACCGTCTGATGTTGCAAAAAACTTAACTGTTTGTGAAGCTGTCAATGCAGCAGCCACGATGTCATTATCAACCTTGTTAGCGATTGCCAAGCCTAATTGTTTTGTAGATTCGCCAACAGGGTCACCATATCCAGACATTACTGCTTCATCTGTAATCTCTGTACCTTTGGCAGCTTTCTTGACAGTAACGCTCTTAGTCGTTGTACCAAGCTTATCCAATGGAATTGCTTCACCTTCTGCAACGTCTTTTGCGTCACCGATGTAAGTGAATGCTGGGAACTTCAATGTGTCACCTGAACGTCCTTTCAGTGTTGAGTCAACACTTGCCAACGGTGTGAAACGCATTGCTTGCTTAAATTCGTATGACACGATTGGTGCCAATACTTCTGGATTTACCAAATCTGCTATTTTTGTTACTGTAGACATTTATTTATTCTCCTGTAATCTGTTTAAATTGTTCTGGGTTGCTCTTCGCAAAAGCAACACGTTCTGCTGCGGTCATAGCGTTAAATTCCACCTTACCAATATCACCATTGATTTTTGTCGCGTCATTCTTTGGTGGGTCTTGACGTAGACGGTCTTTAACACCATCGTTGATACCTTGTTGAATTGCTTGTTGTAAGCTGTCAACAACGGTTGAGATTTCATCAGCATTGCCAAGCTTAACCAACGATTCAGCTAAATCAGTAGGCAATTCACGTTCTTTCAACAGGCTCGATACGTTAACCGTTAATTCACGCTGGTTTAGTTCTTTTTCACGTGCTTCAAGGTCTGCAAGGCGTTGTTTTGCCTCTTCTTCTGCCTTTTCTTTAGCGGACATTGTAGCCAACTTCTCGCCCTCTGTCTTGCCTTGTTGAATTGCTTCAGCCAACTGTTTTTCAAAGTCAGCCTTTTGTTTTTCCAAGACTTTTGCAGTGTGCTTATCCATCAAACTGTCAAGTTCACTCTGCGTTAATGTCTTAGTCTCTTCTGGTTCCAGTTGTTTTGGTTCAACTGGCTCTTTTGGTTCGGGTTCTGTCATGATAATTTCTCCTTTGTATTAGTCCATACACGTTGATTAGCGCTTATATTGTCCCATGCACGATTAAACCCACACACGACACGCTGACAACCCATACACGCTATGTAACAGCCTTTTAATGTCATGCTTAGGACAAAATAAAAACACCAACTTTCGTCAGTGTTCAAGTTATTCATAATAAGCCGCTAAACTGCAGCGGCAATTGGGGTGCATTGGGTAATTTGGTTCATGATCTATTTTGTAGATGCCTTCACCTCGTAAACCGCCCTCTGACGCAGCGACACAGTAGCGACATGCACGTGATTCAGCCATCCACTTGACATATTCAATATCATTTTCACGGTAGCTGTCTTTCTGTGCTTGTCCTATCACTCGTGTAAACTCTGTTCGTGCTAATCGTTCGGTGATATACCTAGCGTTATCTTTGTATTGTCCGTTTAACAAACTTCGCAAACGTCTTGCAATCACATTAGAGTTCTGTCCTTGAATGATATTGTTAGTCAGCAACACGTCTAATTCAGCCTTTAAACTGTCTGTGTTCTGCCATATTCTTTGACTAAAGTTAGCACCGTCAACTTGTGCAGCCGCTATCTTAAATAGCTTATTGTGTGACATTGGTACGACTGTTGAAGCTAGAATACCAGCCTGACGTGCCTTTTCGGCGACATACTTGTCTGACAGCTCTTGTTGCAGGTCAACATCAGTATCAATACCAGCCTTAACCAGCGATAGTGCAACCTGTGACTTGAGATATTCCAGTCTATTGATACGCATTGTAGCGTTATAGACTTTCATTCGTCTGTTCACTTCGGCTGTAAAGTCTGTTTTAGCAGCGTTTCTGCCTAACTTGTCACGCAGTTTGTTAGCGTATGCCACTAATTCTTTAGCTTCACGTTCATAAGCTGCAATGTCGGCAGTTTCAACAATGTTGCGTTCAAAGCCACGTAATTCAAGTCTTGCATATTCGGCTTCAATCTTGCGTGTAATGTCATCAATGGCTAAATCATACCGTCTGACAATATCATCAGTATTCGTAGCCTTATTCATGTACGCTTGCTCTTGTTTGAGGCGGTTTTCCCAATATTTATTAGTTTGTTTCGGTCTCTGTGCCATTTGCATCATCTGCCTTTTCTGAATCTACTTGCACACCATAACTATCTCTAGCTTGTTTTACCTGTGTAGCCTGCTCTTGCGCTAACAAATCAGTAATTTCACTAGGGTCAGTCACGTTTGGTAGGAACTGATACAGATACTCTTGTGGCACTCTAGCGCCTGCACTAACCACTTGTGCAATGGTTGTAACGTCATCAACAGGCATGTTATCTGTAAACACAAAGCTAATCTCGTTTGGATCTACGCTCATACCACTTGCTGATAGGTTTTCTAGTGCTTTGATGATGTTATAGCGTTGATACAAACCGACTTCAAAAGCCTTGCGTTTGGTACTTGCCAACTCAATCGTTCCTAACACCTTATACTTCATAGCTACACCACTAGCGTTACCTGCAAAGTTTTCATCTGTTAAATCAGGTGTGTGTGAGAACTTATGAATATCATGCGCCAGCCTATCCTTGTATGCTTCTGTACCAGTCACATCATATTCTTTGTGGATATAACCTGCGTCAACGTTCGTCTGTTGCCCTGTCATTGATACGCCAGACTTTAACAACAACATGTTTGCCGACTTCATGGACTTCAACATTTCCATTTTGTCTTTCGCTAACTGCATTGCTGCACTCTCGTCTGTTGGGTCAATGCCGCTCATCATGCTTGAACCTTGCAACAATGTATCAATATCACCCTTGATGACAAGCATAGCGTCATTTAAATCAGTCATGTAGTTGGCTGTGTCTGATTGTGCTGCATCATATAAATCAATCAGCGGAATAACGTTCTCAAAATCACCAATTCTAAATTTATTGTTCTTGTACTCAATCATTGGGAACACGTATAGTTCACTTGTTTCATCTTGTACAGGTGTGCCATTAATTGAGGTTGGTTGGTAGCTAGTGTATTCTGCTGAAGTCCACGTCTCAACACGATACTCGTTTGAGATAAAATCATCATCAATGGTATCAATCAAGTGATACCGCACCGCCATAATTGGTTGCGGTTCAACATCTAGTGAGTAGATGATAAACGTTTCTAGTGGGCTTAATGCTACGCTATGTTCAATGTCATCATGTCCTCGGTACACATACTCATAGGCACGTCCAAAACGTGTCATATCTAAGAATAGATCACTGTTAATCTCATCAAAGTTGTTGGTGCCTTCAACTGTATCAAGTCTCGTGTCATCATCATGTTGAACAGAAATGGCATTGCCCACGCTAAATGAGGTTTGAAAGTCTGCAATATATTTACCGAATGAGTGTACGGCTCTGTGGTCTGCCTTGTCTTCATCAACACGGCGGCTCTCCTGCTCTAAAATACCAACATTCAACCCTTTGTAATACTCGTCTAACCTTTCAAGTCGTGGTCTCTGATACTGATTATGATGTTTGACAAACTGCATAACACGTTGTGGCGTCAGATTATCCAAGCTGTCTTGATAGATTAAATTAGCTTTTTGATTATCACTAAAAATCTTTTGCATTGTAACTCCTTTATAGTCCTAAATTCTTGACGGCTTGCGCACGTTCTTGATAGCTCATGTAGTGATTATTTGCAACGAACATGTATTGTTCCATTGCGTATCGTAAGGCATCAATAGCATGGTTATTTTCATCTTTCGGCTTGTTCAACCAATTACCAAGCTTGTCTTTGTCATACACATAAGTGTTCATCTCACTTAATAGTCCTTTAACTCTCGGGTGGATAACATAGTGATAGCTCTGCATGTATTGCACGCCTTGAATCACACTGTCTTTACCCTTACCAGCCGTGCTTAAATTAGGTACACCGTAAACACTGGCTAATTCAGTTGTTAGACGCTGTTCTGCGCTATCCGCTGTGATTGGCAAGCCATAAGCCTTATGTTGTGCTAATGCCTGCGCAATCGCCTGTGTGAGCATTCCTTGTTGATAGAACTCATCGTAGACATACACAACTCTGTTTGTTTGGTCTATCGCCATGAACTCACCAGCGGTGGGATCGTGTTTAAATCCAAAGTCCAGTCCAATTGACTTAGGCAACTTAGCAATCTCTTCCATGCTGAAATCTCGTTGTTCAAAAAGTCCATCAAACACAAGCCCCTCTGATATACCCCAGTCACCAAATACAGCAACTTTTGCACGATTAGGGTTGCGCACCACCATTTCTTTCATGGATTCAATAAAGTCACCGTTCAAGTGGTGATTATTCTTATATGTGGTTGTAAACGCTAGTGTATTGTTGCGCCTTGTATCAACATCAAAGAACTCACGCTTTAACCAATGTCTGTCACTCCATGGGTTAAATGTAATAACATGCTGATAAAATCCACCAATAGGCAATTCACCACGCATAGATTCAATCACAGTCTGAAATGAATCATCACTTTTTAACTCATAGGCTTCTTCCCACCAACTACGGCATATCTTTCCAACCGTTGTTGTAATTGATGTGATTTTCAAAGGGTCGTCCATTGAACGAAAGAACACCTTTTGTTGTGTCGGCTTGTAAGTTATTTCAAGCGGGCTAACGGTGAATTTGAAGTAATCATCAAGCCCCATATAATGAACAGCCCACTTGATAATGGCAAACGTACTATCTTTCTGTGTATTCTGGAATTGTCTTACAACAAGCCAATTAACATACGGATAGCGCAGTATATCAATCACAACCTTGAACGCAGTCGCTACGGACTTACCACTAGCACGTGCGCCTTTCAATGCAATGTATTGCTGTTTTGATGTGTACAGCTTGTAATAAGCCTTATCAACCATTTCAGGAACATCAATCACTAAATCATTCGCCATTGTTGTCCTCCTGCGGTAACACGATATTCACATTGACACTACTGTTTTGCTCACCGTCCGCCATGCGCTTAGCTTGTATCTGTGCCACATCAGCTTGAGCGCTCAGCTTGCGTATCTGTTGCTCAATGAGTTTGTCATTGTTTGGATAACGTTTCATAATATCCCGCATAGCACTAATTTGTGTCTTAAAATCAGCGGTTTTTTCTGTCTTCTCTACACCAATAGGAGTTGCCACAACGACCGTCTCTGTTATCTCACCAGTAACTATTCCTGTAAGTCTTTCAAGTATTTGTTCAGCTGTCAAAATATTAGGTGAAGCTATCTGCTCCATACGTTTTTCTATGTATGATTTTATTCCGACATTTTCCGACATCTTAGATGAACGGGCTTTGGCATATTCTTTGCTATATCCAGCCGTGATAGCTGACTGCATAGCATTTCCAGTCTTGATATACTCATCAGCAAACTTCTTCTGCTTTGGCGTTAATTTCATGTCATTGTGTCACCTCCTTTCAATGTCGATTAGTAAACTACTCGTTAAATTTAGGTGGAACTATCTGCATTAGTCCTTTAGGGTTATGCATTTCGCTATAAATATCTTTAATTTCGGGTTTTTCTTTGAGTGTTTCTGTCTCCAAGGTGTTAAATATAGCGTTAACGACACTATTCATTACTTTTCTAACGCCATTAACAAAACTATGCATGCCTTCATTTATCTTTTTAGCAAACATATATCGTCTGTGCACTGCCATTTCGTGCCTAGTTCTTCTCAATTGTTTGTGTCTTGGGTGTCCTTGTTGCATAACGTTCTCCTCATTCACTGCAAAATAAAAAGCGCTTATGCGCTCATGTCCAACTGATAAATCTACCAAAGGTAAAGTGTGTTAAATGTCCTCGGGAAACATCATACGACAAATTACCGTCTATCCATATTGATATATCTGAATCACTGTTGTAGCTCAATGTTTCAATCTCATGCTTATTCATCTTAGGGAAGTTGTTTATTGAATCAAAGTATTTTTTGTCTAAAATATCGGTATCAATGTTAATTGAAATACTGTTACCCTCATTCTCGGTGACTTTAATTCCTTTGTCGGTATACATCTTGTTAACGTAATTAAAAAGTTTTTGTTTTGAATCAATGCCATCGTAATCAGAATATTTTGAGCGTTTTTCGCTGTCTAATCTATTTGTTCGATATATGTTAGTATTTTGTATCCCCAAACATATATTTATCAAAGTCAATAGCGACAGTAAAATAAGACTAAGCTTGTTTGACATATCATTCTCCTATACGTGCCACTCGGCAACTAACTTATCGCTATCATATTCAAGTGCATATAGTTCTTTTTTGGATAACGTCCAACCGTTCATAATCTCGTACTTATCATTGGGCTTAACTGTTCCAAGTTGTCGGCTAATCACACCACCCTCATCAACTATCTTTTCCCTGTGGAAGTGACCTTTATGGATTTCACGACTGTGGGATAACGACCAGACACCACCAAACTCATTTGCAAATAGCATAGGCAAGTTCTTAGGTGCTAAGTCACCATGAGCCAACATAATACCCACGTTATCCAATAAATAGGCGTCACGGAACTTGATATTGTTCTTGATAACCGCTTGTGGGTACTTGGCTTTCAAATACTCCATGAACATGTACTCCATGTTCCCTGAATGATTGCCAGCCATTTGTTTGATGTGAAGCGTTGTACTATTTTGCAACGCAGCAGTGACCAACACGTCAAAGAACTGCTTAGCATCCTCAACGGCTTGTACCATATTAACCTCATCAAGTAACGTGCCTTTTAAAGTCTGTGATGACCACATCTGACTAGAATGGAATAGATCACCTAGCTGTTCAATCACAATCGTTTTGTAAACCTTATTGATAAGCTCTAACAGCCTATCTAAGTGACCTTTAACATCAAGCATGGTAGTTATACCAAAATGCAAGTCAGGAAGCGGTACAACCAAATTGTGCGTGTCTCGTGCAACCTGATTGACCGTGTATGGCTTAATGTCTGCTTTGAACAGATTGGCAATATCCTGTGGTGTTAATTCTTCATCTAACTTTGGCTTAACATTAACCTTTAACTGGAAGTTCCACTTTGGCCCGTTATCTGTTGGTGTCGTCCATTGGTTTGGAATCGCTGACACAATACGCCAGTCGTTGACATCAAGATTAAGATACTCAAGAATATCTTCTGGTGTCTTTTGTGTCTGCTCATTCAGTAGTAGATACTTGGCTGTGATTTTAATATCATCAACCTTGCCGTCACTACCATAGCTATATTTAGGCTCAATACTAAAATGGTCGTTTTCATCGTTGTGAGGTTGTAGCTGTTTTGGATTCATGTATCTACGAACAGAACGTACAGGATAATAAATTCCGGTATCCGCATAAAGACTTTCAACAATTTCAGGAGAAGCCATACCCTTGTTATGTAATTCTTGAACACGCTTCTTTAATTCATCAGTCCATTTTGTGTAGCCCATTATCGCCACTTCCTATCATCATAAAAGGCATCTTTGCGCTTGTCTGTATTCGACTTGCGTTTAGATGCCTTCTTGTGTTTCTTATTATATTTTTGTTGCTTGTCTAACCTGCGGTAGATGTTTAACTCATCATCACTGGCGACAAGTCCATAATCGCGATCTATTTTCATAGTTTCTCTTTTCAATAAAAAAGCACCCGTTAAGGCGCTAATATGTACGCAATCGCAGGCAAGCGACTGCTTTCATTGCAAAGGTATGATAATTTTCATTGGCAATTTCGTGTTGATTTTTTTTCATAGCTGCTTATTTCATCAAACAGCTTGATAACACATCGTGTTACTTCTTATCAAATAACCCTTTGATTTTACCAATTACACCTTCAGCATTATCACCAATCATGCCTTTCAGCTTATCAAAGTTTTCGCCCAAATCTTCTTTGTGTTCTTCTATAAAATCTTTAGCTTTGTCGAGATTACCTTCACTCATCAATGACTTTACTTTTTCAACAATCTCATCTTTATTCATGGTCAGTTACCGTCCTTATTTTTTGGCACATAGCCTAACTAAATAATAACACCAAACTAATTGACAGGGCAAGGATTTGCACCTTACATGATATTGGTTCCAGCCAACTTTCCAGACCCCGGAAAGTACAATATCTTATAGTCTAGCGTCTACCTATTCCGCCACCTGTCATAATGATAGATATTCCAACCTATCGTATTTTTACATACACAGTGGCTTTTTCCGAAGCGTATGTAACGGAGTGATTAGAAAAATAAGAAACAGCATCGCTGACATTTCGTAGAAAAGAATCACTCGAACTTTTTTCGGATATGCTTTTGATGGATTAGCAATAACTCAGACACTATTTTGATTGTGAGTATTTTTTCAAGTCAAAGAAAAAAGCACCCTAAGATGCTTTTGTGATGACCCGTGCCATTCTTGCAATATATCATAACTTTTCAGGAGATTAGATATTTCTAGGTCACCACATGTTAAATGCTAGCACACAAAGTTACTCCTGTCACCAACATGTTATGTACGGTGTCTCACTCCTTTTAGTGAGAAAGAAGTTAAACAAAGTAAATCGAGAATGTTCATGTGAGACACCATGAAAATAATGTTAACATTGTTTTCTGTGAATTGCTATACCGTTTTCACTATGATTGATAATTATCAACAATACCATTATCACACCGTTTTTAAGTCCAAAACTGTCTAAAAACTCGCATGTTTTTGCTACTCTGAGTTATCCACAGGCTGATAAGCGAATACCGACTTTCGATATATCTTCTTAATATTCTGCAAATCTCTGTGACACTGGCTCTCTGATTTAGAAAGCATTCTAGCTACCTGACTCCAACTACGCTTGCGTCTACGATCATATCGCAAGGATAGCATGGCTCTTTCTTCTTCAGTGAGTATCTTCAAAAAGTTAGACATGCACCACTTGTCACGGATAAAGGACTGTAACGCATAATCGCTCTCTTCAATGATTAGCTGATTATCCAGAACTCGATTCTCTTTGTTTTGAGCAGCACCACCGCCTATATTTTCATCAATAGTTTCAGGTGTCTGCAACTCTATCTTACGTAGCTTAATTTGCATATCAATTACACCTGAATAATAGTCACTTAGGTATCTGTCTATTCTATCTGCCACACTCCGCTCCTCTTAATGATATAATTACCAAAAAATAAAAGGTCAATTTAATACATATGACACAACTTATACTTTACATTCTGATATATTCAATGATTTTTTTCTTATCAATTACTTTAATAATTGGATTTTTTATCCATAGTCACGGTACCAAAATTATTTCGGTATTTGGTATTTTCATACAAGTATTAATACTAGCCTATCTACACTTATAAAGCATTTCAATGACTGTGAATTTCTTGTGCCATTCGTTCATGTTATTCACCTAACAGTTCTGGGTTTTCGTGTATATTGCCGATGACCTCCTCACTGTTCGTCCAAGCGTATCCCTCGTCCAAACCAGACAAGTACCAACCGGGCATACCACCTCCAAACATACCGCCCCTTTCTTCTTCCCAAACTACTTTATGAGGACAACCTCTGGAACATCTGACAATATCACCCTCATAAATTTCAACACCGTTTTTGTCTTTGAGACCTGTGTATTGTTCCCACACTGATTTTTCAAAATCTTCCCAATCGTCCAGTATTCCTCTACCACCTAGATATTTAACCAACGACATAAATTTGAACTCTTTAAACTTTTTGTTCCACGCTCTAAACTTAATCTCTCGCATGACTATTCACTCCAATCTGCAATATACTTGTCTGCTGGTAATACTCTGATGTGTCCGTCTGATGTGTGGACGGTATATATTTCAAAACCATACGCATCAAAGTCACCCTGTTGATATTTTATTTCAATAACCGTGACATCTAACTCTTCACCACGGCCATCTTTTACTTTCTCGCCAACCTTTAAAACGTATGGTTCGTTAAATCCAAAACCATTAACATGTTCTCCACCACTAAATATCGCTCCCAATCCCACGCTCTGTAAGCTAACTATTTTCATCTCATCACACTTTCCACAACTCGCCCATTGCTGATACGATAACCAGCAGAATAGGCAATCTTTTTAATCGTGTTCACGCTGATCATAAAATATTGTGCAAGCACGTCAATTTCAGTAACGTTACTTCTGACCAATGCCCTTAATCTGCGCTTGCGTTCTGACGTTCGTTGACGTTCGGATTGCGCACGTGTATCAAAACAATTTGTAAACGCCCCCGAAACTGCTGCTTGCTTATTGATACGTTTAATCGACTGTCTTTTGTATTCTTCGATTGTCATTGTATTCACCTACCAACATTACTTTTCTTGCCACCCGTTACAATAATTTCTGTCTTTACATGATGTGTCTTTTGAAATTCATCTAAATATTTCTTAGCGTCACGCTCTGTATCAAAAGCTCTCCAGAAATCATCATTCACATAAATGCTGCAATATGTTTTCATTGCTATACTTCCTCAATCTCAATTCTTAGATACGGATTAGGCGTGAATATTTTTCTCGCTCTGCCATCCACGATAAATCTGTCATCAGCTATGATTAGCTTGTTAAGCCTGTCTTGCGTTGACTTTGTCAGGTTATCCCAATCGCCTTTGTTTTGCTCCGTTGGGTAAATCTCACGGCTCAAAGCGCGTTGTATCTTTTTTTTACTCCATGACTTAGTTGGCGCAAATCCAAAAATGTAATCAGCTCTGATTGGGACTTCGCCATACTTTTTAAATGCCTTATCCTTAGTAATTTCGGCACGTAGTCGATACTCAAGCTCTTGAATATAGGCTTTTTCTCTAGCACCCTTAAACACTTGACGCGTCTTTGGATTAAACCGCGACTGGTTGTGTGGCGCTGGGTCTCCTGACAATTCACTTTCAAAAATAAATTTCGTCATGCTTTCCTTTCTGTTCATTTGCTCTTATTCGTACCAAAACGCCTGTTTGTTACGTGCAAACGTCAGTTTGGTATAATTACACTAAAACTGTTTTTAAGCGCTTAAATCACTTTATATTCAGTCCATGTGCCAAAGCTATTTTTTCGTCAATCTTGATGCCGTTCAGGTGGTACTTGTTCATGAATGACTGAATGCCTATCTTATGTTGCTCTTGATGATGCTGGCGACACAGACTCATAGTTCGCAATCCTAAATGGTTTATCTTCTGACGATTACCGCCGTTAGCACCCACACTATCAACGTGTGCCAAATCGGCGTGAGCCTGACCACAAATCACGCAGCGCTTGTCTAGCAAACACCTGTACTCCCACCGTGAAATTTCCTGTGTTTCTAACTCGTTCAACGGCTTCACACTCAAACTAATGTCATGTATCGCTGCATAATCTAGCAACATGTTGATGAACTGGTTTGTATCTGTCTTAGTACCTTTAGCAGCACTCAAACTAAATTCTCCAAAGTCTAAGCTGTTGTAATACTCATACATGGCATAGAAGTGCTGTTTTACCGTTTCAGGGGTTTCAATCCAGTAGCCACCAACTTGCGACCACCAGATGTCATGCAATAAAGCAAACGCAAACTTTCGCTGTTGCGCTGACACACCGTTTTCATCACTCGCTATTAATGACACCACCTGTTGCTGTCCGCTGGCGTGATACTTCTCTAGCGTATGGATATCATCAGTGCTCAACTGCAACGTGATTAGACCTTTGTTTGGGTCAACCTTATTCAGTTTTGCGAATAGCTCTGTCACTAACTTTTTACTCTTTCAATAAATCTGCATTTTCGTGAATATTTCCAATTACTATGCAATCTCTGTTTATGTGCAAATATTGTGGAACTCTATAATCACCAACAAATTGTTCTGGATTCTCTGATGAAATATTGTTGATAATAACTCCAGTAGATGGCCATATATTAACTACGCCTCGCAAAATCGTATCTATATCAGCCCATTGTTCCAACATTCCCAAAGTTCGTGGGTCTAAAACAGTGTGGTCTCCTCTGCGATAATCAATTTCCACGATGTCGTTTTCATGGACTGAATTGCCGACCCTATCGTCAATACCAGTGTATTGTTCAAGTACAGCCTTGTTTAAATCCCACAAGAATTTGCTGTCATCAGTTAGAATAGAATTTTGATTAAATCTTATTTCAATGACATTTGCCAAAACTGATATTGATGAATTCCACGCTCTAAACTTAATCTCTCGCATAACTATTCATCTCCCAACATTTCAAGCACTTTTTTAACTTTTGGATTACTGATAATTCTGTCTAGTGTTTGATTGAAAAACTCATCATCTTTTTCTTTATCGACCATCATTCACTCCATTCTGCAATGTACTTGTCTGCTGGCAACACTCTGATGTGTCCGTCTGATGTGTGGACGGTGTATATTTCAAAACCATACGCATCAAAGTCACCCTGTTGATAATTTATTTCAGTAACCGTGACATCTAAAGAATTTCCAGCAGAATTTAGGAAGGTTGTACCAACGTAAATTTCATATGGTGCACTAATTTGTTCACCGTCTCCGCGACTATACGATGCTCCCAATCCCACGCTCTGTAAGCTAACTATTTTCATTTCATCACACTTTCTCTATTTTTATAGTCACGGCTTTCGATACGTTGCTGTTGAAATGCTCTACTTCTGCTTTTAGTGCCTCATAGTGTTTATCTGACACATACTCGCCGTTTTGGTATTCATAATCGTAGTATGAGTTAAACAGCTCCATAAAATGTGACGGTACAGCCGTTATTTTGTATATCGTCATACAACCACCCGACTATTTTCAATCCTTAATCCCATTTGATAGATAACGCCACGCATTGTTGATATGCTAATAGTGAAATGTTGCGCTAGAACATCAATACTGGTGATGCCTTCTTGTAATAGAAACCGAACTCGTTGTTTCCGTTGTGCCATTTTGTGCCGTTGTACCGCCGACCTGCGTTCAAATGAGTCGGTGAAACGTCCGTCAGATACCGCTTGTTTATTATGTCTGTCTTGAACAGACTTGTTGTATTCTTCGATCGTCATATTATCACTCTCCCACTCTTTATTTCGTAGCCAGTTTCTTTGGCATACTCATAGACAGCTGTAGTAGAGCACCCTATTTTATCGGCGATTAATTTAACGTTATTTTCACCTTGTTCAACCAACTCAATAAATTTACCCTTGCGCTGTTTTTTTATCTCCGATGGTGGAACAGGCTTACTTACTACCCCATTGCTGGCTAACGATCTTCTTTTAGCGTATATTTGTAATTTCGTCTTACCTAATTTCGCAGATATTTCATCAATTCCATAACCGTCACTTAACATAGTTATTAAAGCTTGGGTTTTGATTTCACTCCAAAAACGGTCACTTTCTCCTCCTGCTGTTTCAGGTTTTAACTTTTTCTGCATCCATTTGCAAGCTTCATCGAATCCTCGTTTCCTTTCCTCGACACAAAAATCTGTCGCATAGTTTGTCATTGTTTAACCTCCTCTATTTCAATCTTCAAATAAGGTTTTTCGGTGTAAATCTTCCGCCCTCGGCCATCTACAATGAAACGATCATCTTCAATAATCAGTGCATTCAACCTATCTTGTGTGGACTTGCATAAGTTATCCCAATCACCTAGCTGTGATGATGTTGGGTATATCTCACGATTAAGCGCTGATAACTTTTTCTTCTTGCTCCACGACTGCGGTGGCATGAAACCGAACACGTAATCAACACGTATCGGTTGCGGACCAAATCTTTTGAACTTACTACGATTCAATTTAGACTTCAACCTAATCGCCAAATCCGCAATGTAAGCTTTTTCTTGCTTGCTCTTGTAAACTTTTCCAAACTTATTAAAATTTGATTGATTATGAGGTGCTGGATTAACTGTTAATTCTGTCTCAAAATAAAAAGCATTTTTATTTAAACTTTCTGCTTTTGGCTTTATCTTTGTTGCCATAGCCCTTCCTTTTCATTTGCTCTCACGTCCACAGAAACCGTCATATTTGACGTTTTAAATGTTGTTTAGTGTATTTGTACATAAACAGCGTTTAACGCCTTAAAACGATTGTTATTGTCTATCTGGTATTTAATCTATGAACCTCTGCAATCCGCTCATCTATCTTGATGCCTGTCAGGTGGTGTTTCTGTAAGAATGTCTCAATTCCTAACGAGTGCGCCTCTTGATGATGTTCTCGACATAATTGCACGGCTCTGTGTTTCAAATGGTTAGTCTTACGCCTGTCTACCCCTTGACCAATCGTGTCTAAATGGTGCAGATCACTCGGTCTCTTGCCACATATCACGCAACACTTGTTCATCAGACACTGATATTCCCAGTGCGCTATTTCCTGTGGCTCCAGTTCATTCAACGGTTTCACACTCAAAGCAATGTCGTGAAGTGCTGCGTAATCTAATAACATGTTGATAAACTCGTTTGTGTCCGACTTGTTGCCCTTGACTACGCTCAGACTAAATTCGCCAAAGTCTAAACCGTGGTAATACTCGTACATACCGTAAAAGTGCCTTCTCGTGCTTTCTACAGTCTCTAACCATGCTCCACCTACTTGTGACAACCAAATGTCATTGAGCAGTGCAAACGCAAATCTACGCTGTTTTGGCGTTGGCTCATTATCATCACTAGCTATCACTGATAGAACTTGTTGCTGATTAGTTGCGTGATACTTCTGCAATGTGCGCAAATCTTCATCGCTCATTTGCAATGTGACTAACCCTTTGTTTGGATCTAGCTTATTCACTTGTCCAAATAATTCAGTCACTATTCGTCAACTACCTTACGAACCAATAACGGTTCATCAAACCCAAATACTTCTGATTCCTTTTTCGTCTTTGGACTTCTAACAATTTTCTTCAAGCCATTAATATATTTCATGCAATCAGGCTTTGTGCCGTGAAAATACACGTGTTTAGTTTTATATCCAAATACTTCACTCATCTGTTTACCTCAAATTTCCTCTATACCCCAATTCCAAGGTTCACTGTCAACGCACATGCGCTTGGCTAATGCGTACTCCACATCATCGAAATTCGTGAACACTCTCGGGTCTCGCATAATCACTCTGTCGTTTTCTGTACAAATCATTTGATAACTCATTCTCTGACATCGTCCAATCCGTCAAACACAACCGTGTTCTCTGCTTTTTTTGTAATCAGTCGGCTAACAATCTTCTTGTTGTACATGCGTTCCAAATCGCCTCTATCGTTGTTTGTGGTCACGATAGTGCTATAACGCTTGTTGCCGTCTTTATCTTTCACTTGCCTTGCTTCAGCAACTCGAAACCAGAACTGCTGTAATCTTTCAGTGGCACTACCTTCGTTTTTCATACCACCAGCTTCTGAACCAAAGTCATCAAGTATCAATACATCAACTTCACGCATTGATCGCTCAATGTTCTTTATCTTGATAGCTGCTTCATTGTCGTTGAAGTCATACATAATCAGCTCTCGTAAGTCCATAACACTGACAAACATACTCAACTTATCCGAGTGTTGTTTCAGTGCATCAATGATTGCTAACACCATAGCCGTTTTACCAGTACCAGCTTCACCATAGAACAGAACGTTGAAATTACTATCAAACATTCTCTTTGTGATGTCTGCTGATTTTTTCCAAATATCGTGGGCTAAATTTTGATTTGGTTGCACTTTTGGATTCCACTTCTGAAATGTGAACGTCTGCTCACCGCTGGTTCCCCACACGCTATCTCGCTTGTAGATACGTGCCCTGTTATTAAACAATGCTTGCCTAACTCGTTCCTGGTCTTCACGTTCTACCTTTTCACGCCATGCTTGCAATTCTTCATCGCTAACCTTGTTCTTGACAAAGCGTTCATCGTTTTCTAACATCTCCTTGAGGCTATTCATCTCGTTCCATAGCCTCCGTTCTTCATTGCTGGTTTGCTAGTTACCTGGTTTTCATTCAAATAACTTTCAAACTTAGTTCCAAACAATGTTTCAGGCCTTAGGTATTGTTTCATTTTTTGATCTGTTAACCATTGCTTGCTTTTAACATCAATCACAGTTCTGAAATCATCTAAACTAAATCCCTCGTTAAATCTTGCTTTGATTGATTTTTTAGTTTTAGTTCCACTACTTCGATACTTACTTCCAGTCTTTTCGTTCAAATAATCAATAACTTCTTTGTAAGGGAGTTGGTCGGGTTCTTCAGAACCGGACAATATATCTTTTCTATCCTTACCTAACCTAACCTTACCTAACCTATCCTGTGCGGACATTTGGTTGTCAATTGGTTGCACTTTGGTTGTCATCTGGTTGTCAATAAAATAAGACCCATCTATATCAACGTTTAGAAGACTTTTTTCAGACCTGTAAATAGTTGGTTTCAATCTATCCTTGCGTATTTTATTATTTAAATTCCAATCCTTAACAACACTAACGCCATTTTGAAACATGATGATAAATCCTTTAGCTTTTAGCAGTGATAAATCATCGCTGTTTGCGCCATATGCTCTACTCAGCATTTTTGCATTACCGATAAATCCCTCATCATCTGCTTCCATACCTAAATGAAAATACAGAAGCTGACTAGACATTGGCATATCGACAAATGTGTCGCTGGTTGTTATTTCTTTACTAAACATTCTTCTTTGTGCCATGTGTCACCTCTTAGAATGGTAGGTCGTCATCGCTGATATCTAATGGACTATTTCCTTTAGAGGCGAATGGATTAATATCAGCAACATTCTTATTGTTTGATTGACTAGATTGTGGCTGTTCGCCTCTTGGCTCCAATAGGTCAAAAGTGTTAGCATTGAGTTCATTTACATAAACTCGCTGACCGGCATTATTTTCATAGTTACGCGTCTGCCATTCACCACCCAAACCAACTAGAGAGCCTTTGTGTGTGAAGTTTGCAAAGTTTTCTGCTGCTTTACCCCACATGGTGAAATTGATAAAGTCCGCTGTCGGGCCATCTTGCTGTCTAAATCGACGATTAACAGCTACTGTGCCACTTCCGACTGCTTTGCCTGATTGTGTGTAACGTAATTCGATATCCTTAGTTAGTCGTCCTGTTAGGTTCACTTGATTCATTTGCTTGCTCCTCTGCTTTTTGATGCCATTCTGTTACTTTTGCTAATAATGCTTTGTAGTTTGATTCTTGAACGAATTTGAGGGCTGATACACCGACAGATTTTAAGGTATAGGCCATCATGTCTTTACCACTTATTTTTGATGTATCCGCAATCAATCGTTCTAATAATTGCAGCTGTTCTTTTGTAATCAGTTTTTGCTGTGGTGCTTGTTGGCGCTTTGTATTTTTACTTGCTGCATTGCCGTCATCATCAACATCACTTGCGATACCAAATGCCATGGATAAGCTGTATCGTCTTGCATATGTCAATGCTGATCCTTCTGCTTGAGCCGAGTTTGTTCCTCGATTACCTAAGTCATCAGCAATTTTTGAACCGATTAAATCTATCGTTTCGCCATAACCAATAATTCTAGTAAGCATTACTCCGTTGTCGACAACATTAGTGAAAAAGAATTTTGCACCTGCCTCTTTACGAGCTTTTACGATTGAATTAATAACAGCGTCCAAAGTCACATAACTTGATTTGAACATTGGATTACTGGCATCTTTTTTTGGTTGTTCGATATTATTCTGCGTTTCAGCTAACGCCTCATAAAGCGTGTTGTATTCGCTCATCACTCGCCTCCAAATTTGATATTGTTATCCGTCATAAACTTGGCTACCGCTTTAAGTTGTTCGCGTGTTCCAGTGACGATTAACTTACGAGTGAACACCTCTGGTTCTGATTTTTGAACTGGAGTAACTACTTCACCGTCGTCATCAACTAATTTATCGCCAATCTTTGTTGCATTTTCCTCACGTTCTTTTTGCTTTCGTTCAGCTTCTAATTGAGCTTCTTTTTTTGCTTCTTCCTTGGTTTTTTTAATTTCAATATCGCGCTTCATTTGAGCTTTAATGTCAGCCAAGTCACGATAATCAAGCATTGAAACATAAGGACTAGATTCAACTCCTAAATTGCCGGCATCAGCTTCAATTTGATTAATCTGCAACGCTTTAAGCTCATCATCTTTTTTGAGAGATGTAATTTGCGCTTCGATTTCAGCTACCATGTCGCCGTGTTTGTAAGTTACATTGACCCACTTTGGGTTAAATTCAATTCGCGAAACATCAATACCGTTGTCACTGGCTATTTTTGTTACTTCGTTTGTAATAACCTGTTGACGTTTTTCTTTGCGTGCTTCTTCAACGACATTCATTTGTTTGGTCATCAGTTCGTCGGCTTTTTTACCAGACTTTTCAATGCCCATAATTTTTGCTTTGATATCAGACCACTGAGTTAGAATCTTTTTCTCGGTGTCCTTACGAGTAGTTGCTATATTTTCAACGGTGTCTCGCAATTCCTTACGTGTCTTTTTTGCCTGATCATAATTTTCCTCAACGACTGGAAATTCACGATACTTTTTAAGCATTGCATCTGTGTTGGCTACCAGTTCATCAAGACCAGGGACTTCAACTTTAGCCGGTACAACATTTGTAAATTCAAACGTGCTGATTGTTTTTACTTCATTTGCCATAGTTATTTCCACTCCAATTCTTTAATTGCTTCTTCGCCATACGTGCTATAGGGCGTTAATATTCCCTTGTACACACCGTTTAGGCAGTTCTTTTCCAAATACGTACCAAGTGCTTCGCCAGCACAAACAACTTCTTTCGTTCCAACTTTGACCACATAAACGAAGTAGCATTCTTTTTGCAATTCTTCATAAGTCATCCACATAAAGTCGGCTTCATCTGTATTATTTAATGCATAAACATACAAACATTTCTCGTGAAATGGAACGGATTCTTTTCCCTCGAAATAATCACGTTCAAAATCATTTCGTGGTTTATATGGTTCGGGTAATGTCACTACCATTTGCATTTACCTCGTTTCTTGCTATAATCGAGATATAAATTTCATTCAAATAATTTATATCCAGCGCTTTAACTGTTGCAGCAGTTAGGCGCTTTTTTATTTAACCCGCATGTACTTATTGCTACCATCTGTACCACCCATACGTTCCAAGCGGTGCTTATTACGTTGATGTTCACGTTCCTGTGATTCGCCTTGTATCATGCCGCCGACGAATACGAATACAAGCACAATCGCTACTGCTATTATTTGTAAAAACCACATGTTATTCCTCCTTATGCCGCTTGCAAAAACTTGTTAATAAAGTATTGCTGACCTTTTCCGGTAACTTTAGGTGTCTTAGATACCGTGACACTGCCGTTACTACGTGCGATTGAGGTTTCTTTTATTTCAAACAATCCCAATTCCATACTCTTCTGTGTTGGCATGTTGTAATCTGTACCGCTACGTCGGATTAAGTAGCCGTTATCACGTAGCCAACTGAACAACCGTGTGGCACCTGTATCGACACCGTTTTGTTTGAGTATCTTAGCTAATTCACCTACCAGAACACTTGTGTGACTAGTTGCTACTGCGTCTGCAAACAACGCTTTAGGCTTCATCTCGGCAATGATTTGGTCTTTCTGCTCAAGCAGTAACTGTGATGCTTTCAGACCAAGTGCCATTTGATAAGATGGATCGTTGGCTAACTTCTTGTAGCGGTCTTCGACTTGGATAAAGTAATCTCGAATTTGTTGACTTTTTTCAGTCTTTGACATCATAGCCACGTTCTTTGCCATGCCGACTGTTAGTGAATAATCTTGAAGTGGCTTAACAGCGCCGTTATTTACAACCGTACCTGAAAGTACACTTGTAAAATCAGTTCCCTCAACATACATTTCATGATATTGTTCAAACCATGCGCTGAAGCGTTTCTTAACGCCTAATTCCTTGTACAACTCTCGAGCGCTTACTCGTGTCTCGCCTTGCTCATTTTGATTAATCTTGATAATTTCTTGCATATTGCTTACCTTCCTGACTTCTTATCGAAGTACCACACTAATGCTCGTCCGTCCCAAACCTTCTTACGTGGTGTATCAAATATTGGTTTGGGAAAATTCTTATCACTGCGATAATGTTTATTGAAAGTTTCTGACGTGATGCCTTTTAGTTCTTCTTGTATTTCTTTCTGTAGGTAATTCTTTGTTACATCAAACGACACCCGATCACTTCCTTTCTAATGTTTGTTTTGTGCTATCCTTTAGTTAATGACATGAAAGGAGAAACACAATGATAAAATTTGGAGATTGGTTAGCTGAATTTAAAGATGTTGATAGACCAATAGGTGATTTAGCAAATGACATGATCAGTGAAAATGCTATTGATACTTTCAACAAAGTTACATCTGTTGATGAATTGCCTTCTAACTTAACTGGAGAAGCTTTAACTGTTGCAATTCAGGCTTTTGAATATTATCTTATTGATACTTCGGTACAATAATTAATGTGTAATCATCTGGCAGTTCAATTTCTTTTGAAGCGTATTTGAGTCGTATTTTTATATTAGCGACATCTTCGCTCTCAATTAATTGTGCTGTTTTTGTTTTGCCTGCGTTATATTCCATGTTTCTCACTTCCTTTCTAAACTCCTGTGAGTTCACGCATGGCACGAATTGCTTTTTCACTCACTGGTCCACCCAACTTACCCGATACAATATTTGACCAATCTGCTGGTTTTAAATTGCTTCCAATCTTTGGATTGATGTAATCAACAATTTCTTGATTGCTCATTTTTCGAAGAATTTTAGCAACCGATTGAATCTGGTCGATTATGGGAGATGTTTTAAACTCCAACACCGCTCGTTCTGTCATGAATATCCTCCTCTCGTGAATTTAGCAAATTTATTTGACAAACTATAAATTTATAGATACAATTACAGTATTAAATGACCTGCAAAAAATACTTTACTTACGCGATTTTCTAACTCTCACATCATCATATCGCGGGGTATTTTTAGCAACGTTGTTATCAAATATCTTTGCTGTAACTATAGAATACCATAAATTTATAGTTTGTCAACGCTTTTCTATAAATTCATAGTTTTTTAAGTCAGCATCATCAGAGGAGCTGATATTATGAATGTTTATCACAGAGTTACGAATTTAGCCAAACAGAAGAAAATCTCAATTTCTAGCTTAGAAAAATCCGCAGAACTTCCCAACGGAACGATTTACAACTGGAAAAACAGCAAACCTAACATTGAATATGTATCTCGAGTGGCGGGCGTTTTAAATACTACGGTAGATTACTTGGTTGGTAGAACTAATACACCAAATTCAGATTTTGAAAGTTCCCCAGTTGATATTTTAGATGACGAAACCATTCTTGCTTTCGATGGCATGGAAATAGAAGAATCTGAAAAAGAGAAGTTACGTGATTATGCACGTTATATTATTTCCTTACGTGAGAAGGAGAATAAATGACAGAATTTTACAATTACAGTGAGCAACTATATCCTGAAATAGTTCAAAACGTTGAATCAATAGCTCAAAAAAACAACGTAATTGTTATACTAGCTGATAATTTACTATCTCACGTACCCGATACAGCACTAGTGAGAAGCCGTGCCATCATAATGAATGATAATTTTGATATTGAGGTTGATTATTGTTATCGACTTTCTCACGAATTAAGTCACATATTGTATGGAGATCACGAAGCGCAAGCCGTATATCAATTTAGCGAGTATGGTAAGCGTGGTGAAGAATTGCTTGCTCACAGAAACGCTATAAAGATGTTAATGTCTATTGAAATGCCAACTACCGTTAATGGTTTTATGGAATATTACCATGTTCCTTCTTGGCTTGAACACTACGCAAATGAAACATTTCAGTCTCTTAGTGTTGTAGAATAGGCTTATGTGCTAAGCGTCCACATTAAAAAGCTTTGGAGATTAGAGATATGAGTAAGAAAATAGTCGGAGACGATGGGAAAACCTACGTGCAAAAGAAACCAATTTACAAACGTGTATGGTTCTGGATTCTTGCGATAGTAGTTATAGCAATTTTTTCAAGTGCAATGAGCGGTGGTTCTGATAAAAGTTCATCAAAATCATCTAATTCAACACAATCAACCAAAGCAACCGACGATGAAAGTTCGTCGAGCGAAGAGACAGTAAGTTCTTCAAGTTCAGAAAATCAAAAGGTTTCGGCTGAATTTACATCGGCTCTGACAAAAGCTACGCAATATGCTAATATGATGAACATGTCAAAAGCTGGCATATATGACCAGCTCACATCCGATGCCGGAGAACAGTTTCCAGCTGAAGCAGCACAATACGCCGTTGACAATGTGAAAGCTGACTGGAATAAAAACGCTTTGGAAAAAGCCAAGCAATACCAATCAAAAATGAGTATGTCTGCTGAAGCTATTCGTGACCAACTAACTTCCGAAGCTGGCGAGAAGTTCACGCAAGATGAAGCAAACTATGCTATCCAGCACCTGAATGATAATTAGTAAATGCCCTTATGGGCGTACATAAAAAAAGCACACCCCTAAACCTGCAAGTAAATTGGTGTGCTTAAACATAATATTGCAAACGCACGGGGCGTTCTATTAGATTATAACAGATATAAGCCCCTTTTTTAAAGGAGGCTTTTTATATGGCATCATTCTATAAACGTGGTACAAACTGGACTGCTAGTGTTTCAATTAAAGTAGACGGTTCATTTAAGAAAAAAACGAAGTCTGGTTTTAAAACAAAACGTGAAGCAACAAACTGGGCTATCGAAATGGAAAACAAAAAAATAAATGATACACTTTCAAAAAGAGATGGTATTATAGCTGAGATGTTTGACGAGTGGTATGCGATTTTTAAGGAACCTCTTTTAGAAACGCAGACTAAAGGTTGGTATAGGCTGGTTTCCAAAATACTTAGAAAAGAATGGCCGGACCGAAAGTTATCAGAAATTAATTCTTCTGACTTTCAAAAGATGGTAAATGAATATGGTAAAAACCACGTCAGATCATCAGTTGCTCACGTCAAAAACATACTGAGTTCATTTATCAAATACGCTGTGGATGAAGATTTCATCAATAAAGATTTTTCAAGAAATATTAAAGTGTTTTCCTCAAAAAGCAGTAAAGATAAAGATTTGAAGTTTTTAGAAAATGATGAACTTGAAATGCTTATTAAAGAAATCGAGAATAGCGATGCCGTTACTTCTCATATGATTTTATTGGCTATTTATTCCGGTGCTCGTTATTCAGAAGTGGCAGCATTAACAAGAAATGACTTTAATTTTACAAACAACACAATTAATATCAATAAGTCATGGCAAGCTAATGATCAAAACTTCAAAGCAACGAAAACAAAAACTTCAATTAGGATAATTGACCTACCGCCCGATTTCATGAAATCAGTTCAAAAATGGACATTTGGCAAAACATACGCCTTTGAGAGTATTACAGGTCTACCGCCCACTAACGCAGCCGTAAATAAGCAATTAAAACGCTATTTGAAAAAGAATGACAGTAAACTAATAACCTTTCATGGATTACGTCATACTCATGCTAGTTTCTTGCTTTCACAAGATATCGCGATTCAATACGTCAGTGAAAGATTAGGCCATGCTGATGTAAATATCACATTGAGTACCTACGCTCACTTGTTAGATAAAAAGCGTACTTTAGAAACAAATAAGACCTTGACTGCTCTTAGTAATTTGTAGCAAATTTGTAGCAAATTGTAGTAAAAAAATACGATTTCCGACAATTTTAAACGATTTAGGAAGATTTACAAAACGTCTCACAAACACCTACATAGCAACACTTAAGCAAACAAAAACCGTTCTATCAACATTTGTGATAAAACGGTGTAAATGCGCTGAGGGGGATTCGAACCCTCGACCTGCCGGGTAGAAACCGGCTGCTCTATCCAGCTGAGCTACCAGCGCGTACTATAATATAATAACATTTTATTACGTTTCATGAAAGTATTTTTTTTAATCTTAAATTGATTTATACTAACAGTAGATAACATTGGGAGAATACCACATGAGAAAAGCATTTATTGCCTTGGGTGTCGTGATTGCAGCGTTGCTCATCGCCTTTATAACTTTTAATCAACAGCCTAATTACGCAGATGTTTCTATGCCAAAAGCTGATTATACCCATTTACAAGAATCGCGTACCAATATAAAAAGATTGATTGATGATTTAAGTAAATTTAATTACAAAAAAGACAGCACAATGGCGGCAATTGAAAAAGATGCTAAAATTATTGCTAACGAAAACAGTAAAGATCTAAGTAGTTCTGACGCACAGACGCTTCGCGATGCCTTATATGGGCAAAATGGCATTGTCACGATCGTTAAAGCCGCACAAACTGGTAAATACAACATTGACGCTAGTGTTGCTTCACGGTTCCATACCGGATTCGATTCAATCATTACCATGTCTGTCAACGCAATCAATAAAAGCTCTGCTCAGCGCGCAAATATTGTTACTCAGATGAAAAAAGACTTAAATATCGAAGAAACCATATACCAAATTGGTGCCAAGCATGAAGAATAAAAAGCGATTCTAACCAATCGCTTTTTTATTTTTGCTCTTTTCACAACAAACGAACCCTATCTCAAAATAACTCCTATTCCCTTGAACAAATTGACTACATTTAACTATTTATTATCCTGCAATCTCATGTTAAAATGGTTACCTATTATTTTTTTATCCCAAAACTAGGAGTAATAATATGATGAATGTTCGCACGGTGAAGTTAGCAGACGCACCAACATTATTGAATATATACAAACCTTACGTCGAAAGAACAACCTCTACTTTCGAGTACAACGTTCCTACTATCCAGGATTTTGAAGACAGAATCGCCAATACGCTTGAGAAATACCCTTATATCGTCATAGAAGAAGATAACACGATTTTAGGCTATGCTTACGCTCATGAGTTTAATAGTCGTGGCGCGTACAAATGGACCGTTGAAATTAGCGTATACGTCTCACAAGAAGCTCGCAGTCGCGGAATAGGTAAAATGCTCTATTCCGAAATTGAAAATATGGTAGATTGTAAAATTAAACCGAACACTTGAAT